GTTGTACACCGCAAAGTCATGCGGACCAAACAACAACTCCGGGAACTGCCACACCTCCGTATCCGCATCCATCCACACAACCGGACGCTTGTGCAACTCCAACATCTCTAAAATAAACTGCGACTTGTACGCCACAGCTTTCTGCCAACTCGGAAACTGCGCAACCTCCCGCACATCCCACGTCAATTCAAAGTCATCTAATGACGCTTTCAAGTTCTCCGCTAGCCACGGGTAATTCCCGTTCGGCGTACAAAAAGAAACAAATATTGGTTTCTTATTCATCTTTCCCTCTTTTTAGTCATAGTTCGCCCAAGGTGACACGCCCGGCTTCTTACCACCCGGAGGGCCATCTTGCCCGGAGGGATTCTCTTTGGATCCCCTCCCAGCACTCGCTGGACGCCAGATTCACTCGATGGTGTCCCAAGTCACATTAGGGAACCTCCGTCTTGTGCGGTCGCTCTGGAACGCCGCGAGGCCACAACGGGTGTACGCGAGCCTATGTTCTCTCCTCGGCCACCCATTTAGGTGCTCTGCTAACGCGAAGGGTACGGCAAAACGTAGAACGCAAAAAAGCCGTTAAGTCTGACCCCGGTGGAAGAACATCCTTTTGGAATGTCACCCCATACGGGGTCGGGATCAGGCTTAACGGCTCTCTTGTGTAGTCTTCCACGACTCACAACGAAAAGATAGTCCATCTAGGTGCATCTTGTCAACACCTTTGTGTCTTCATTGTGCGCTAGACAACAATACCACGCTCTGATATCAAGCGGTCTGCACAACATATGGGCACGCTATGAAGATCACCGATGATGAGTTTCTTGAACTCTGGCACCGGCTTCGCAGCCCCCAGAAGATTGCAGACGAATCCGGACTCACCGTGCGCACCGTACACCTCAGACGGCGCAGCCTTGAGATCAAACTCGGCATCTCGCTCCCATCTGAGAACCCTAACCCGTCCTGCGCAAACCACCAACCCAATTTCCACCTCGTCAAGTACCGTCACCAAGGCGGCATCACTGACGGCGTCATCCTCGTATTCTCCGACGCGCACTTCTGGCCGGGGATTCGCACAACTGCTTTCAAGGGCTTGCTATGGGCGATAAAGGAACTTAAACCGCATATGGTCGTCGCTAACGGAGACATATTCGACGGCGCCTCGATCAGCAGGCACCCGAGGTCGGGGTGGAGCAACCGGCCAACCGTTAAGCAAGAGCTAGACGCCTGCAAGGAGTCCATGACCGAGATCGAGGAAGCCTGCCACAAGGCTCGCCATCACACGCAATTGATCTGGCCACTAGGTAACCATGACGCAAGGTTTGAGACGCGCCTGAGCGCATACGTCCCAGAATTCGAGGGGGTTGACGGGCTCACCCTTAAGGAGCACTTCCCTAAGTGGCACCCCTGCTGGACTTGCTGGCCAACTCCCGATTTAGTCATCAAGCACCGCTATAAAAATGGCGTCCACGCCACCCACAACAACGCCGTCAACTCAGGAAAGTCCATCGTCACTGGGCACCTGCACAGCCTCAAAGTCACCCCGTTTGATGACTATAACGGAACCAGATTTGGCATAGACACCGGAACATTGGCGGACACTGACGGCCCACAATTCAGTGACTACATGGAAGATAACCCGGCCAATTGGCGCTCTGGGTTCGCGGTTCTTACCATCCGCAATAGCCAACTGATGTGGCCAGAGATTGCCCGGAAGCACTCCGAAGGGATGCTGGACTTCCGGGGTAACCTAATCGACGTGAGCGCTATTTAGGAGTCGGTCTGCTCGTCAAACTCGCCCTCTTCGCCTTCCTCTTCGCCTTCCTCTGCGTCGTCAGCATCCTCGGCATCTTCGGACTCTGCAACGCTAAAACGATCAGCCCAAAGCGCGAGAAACGTGTCCTCGTCTTCGTCCCCGTTCAGGAGGTAGTCGATGCGCTTGACCATTTCGCCTGCGCAACGCAGCAACGCAACCGTCAAGTTGAAGTTCTCGATCGTCTGCTCTGAATACTCCGAGACATTGTGCTCGGCCTCAAACTCAATCCGCTCAGCTACAACAGCGATCGACTTGTCGTCGCCGTCAAAGAATCCACCAACCATGATCACCTCCTTCGAGTAGGGCACGTCGCCCACCAAGAGTTTACTTGCGTACCCCATCATCCTGATGACAGGTTTATTGCGCATACGGATTGACCACCCGGCGCGATCGTCCACTGTCTACATAATCGTCCTCGTCCCAATCATCCTCGGGCGGCGGATCGATCTCAAGCCATCCGCTGTCCCGTAAGAATCGAAGGGCCTGCGTGCAGGCATCCACAAAGTCGTCATGGGTGGACTCAGGGAACGAGCAGATCTGGCTGACAAAGCCCTCGGCCCAGTCCCGCACATATCCCTTCCTGTTGCTGCTCTCCGGTATCCACACCCGCCCTCGGGCGATAATGTTGGACACGATGTTCAGCCGCTGCATCTTATCGGCACGGCCGGGGTTGTACGCCCGGATAGGCAGGTGCGCCCTCTGCAGGTCCTGAATCAGCGAGATCCCCGCGGACTTGTCCTCGATCAGCAGCAGGTCAACGCGCTTCTTCTCCTTGCCCTCGCCGTAAACCGCGCCGTACTCCTCGACCACCTTCGGCCGAAGATCGGGGTATTGGAGGCGCTCCTGCCAGCAGTCGATCACCATCACGGCCATCGGGCCATCGAGCGGCTTGAACACCCCGAACGTGATGCAGGCAGTCGGATCGTTCTGCACCTTCTCTGAGGTCGCCACGTCATAGGACTGGATGATGTACTCAAACTTCGGGAAGGGCTTGCCGTCAGGCCAGAGCTTGAACATATCCCGCTTCACAATCCCACTCTCTTCGGGGTCGATGATCTCGGCGTAGATCTCCTGCCTGCCTAACGTCGTACCTTCGTACTGCAGGATCTGGCGCTGGAAGTTCGCCGACAGGTTCGCGAGGTTGGTGTACGTCGATGCCGTAGTCACCGCCACGTCATCACCGTCCCGGCCGATCAGGTCAATGATCAGGTCCTTCGGCCGCGGTGTCGTTGTACACACAATGTATGTACGCGCCCCTAAGCGCACGCCGAACTGGATCTGGTCCCACGCCTCCTGCAGATAATCCCAAGCCGCTAGCTCGTCGCAGTTGTGAACCACGATCCCGTTAGCAATGAACTCGTGCTCACCCTCAACAGTCAAGTTGTACGTTATCGCGTTCGGAGAGCGTTCTACGCGGCGTACCGCCGTTGGCTTCAGTTCGATACGTCCTGACCTTCGATCGGTTATTGCAGGGCTTGCTGCAGTACCTCTGGAAGCGTTTGACCGCCAGATACTCTGAGTCACAGACAGCGCACTTACGCTGCTCTGGCACGAACCGGTTTCCCCGCCAACGCTCAAGGCATGGCCGTGAACAGAACTTCCCAGCGCTACCTGTTGACCGGGAAACAAAGCCAGCACTGCACTGCAGGCACGTTGCAGGCTTTGGCGTGCGGAGTGACGCAAGCGTAGTGGCAGCAGCCCGGCGCTGGTTGTCACAACCCCCTTTGCCAGTAGCGTGCAGGCGGATGTGAGCGCCCCGAGGCATTGCCTCAAGGTTGGCGGGGTCGTTGTTGCTCTTGTCCTCGTCCCGGTGGTGAACCACCCACCCGGCAGGGATCGGTCCGTAGTGCCGCTCGTAGATGACTCGATGCGCGTACCGTCCGCCAATGTACTTGTAACCCATACCTCATCCCCCGGCCTGATGTCGCCAGCAGGGGTCCACTGGCCAGCCACCAGAATAGGATGATCAACGGTCAGAGTCAAGCTCGTCGCGCCACATTCGATAGTCACCAAGTCGTTGGGGTTCTGCGACCTCCCGGCGGCCAGCACCGACCGAGGACCGTGCCGGGTCATCACTTGATCGCCCACCGCCATGAGTTCGATTGGCTTCGCGCTACCGTCCGCCATCTCAATCATCGTGCCGGGGATGCAGCACCAAGCCCCGTAGAACTGCGGACCGCGGAAGCGCTCAGGCTCACTCGCGGGGATCCCCTTGATCAGCGATCCGTTAGTCAGCTTGATCTCATGGAGTGCTTTGTTGTAGTCCGCGATCAGCGCTTGCGGGATAACCGAGATCAGCCCCGAGTCCCCCTCAAAGCAAGTCGAGCGCACATCACTCGAGGTAGGGGCCGCTACAAGCCAGCGGGTACCGGGTTGGGTCCATGCCCACCACGCTACCTGCTCCGCGGCTGTACGGGTCTTCCCCGCCCCCCTGCCGGCCAGCAAGAGCCAGATGGACCACCAGTCACCCGGAGGCAGGATCTGGTGCTTGTGCGCCTTCTGAAGCCAACCCATGCGCCATGCCCAAGCCACCTGCTGCTCTGGCTTGAGCGTTAGGAATTTACGCTTGGTTTCCGGGTCCTTGAGGATCTCGACCACGTCAGGGGGCAATTTACCCCCACTTTTGGGGGCATTTCCCACTTTCATCGGTACTGGCCGGCGAGCGATTGAGACAATTTCCCACTTAGACCCTCAAAAAGAGGGTAAAAATGGGAGGTCACTCTTCGATCTGCCGCGTCATCTCGGCGTTTTTCAAGATGCTGTCGAACATCTCAGTCGCCTGAATGTTGATCTGCAACGGGTTGTCCTTGTCCCCGGCCACCTGCACCCTGTTACCGTAACGGTTAGGGCTCCAGCACGCTAATAACTTCATCCGCTGCTCCGTGCGCAGTTTTAACCACTGCACATACCCAGCATCTATGCGGGTTCCGCCTTTAGCGTCCTCAATATAACGGGGCTCCGCGTCAATCATCGCCAGCGTATCTTGCGCGATCGCCTCTACGCCGTTTTCCCGCGCGAGGGCGACCCGTTCAGAAAAGCCTTCGCGGCTCTCCATCCAGTTATACACCGTAACCCACTCCGGATATCCCTCAGTCCTGCAGATAGCCCTCAATGGCTCACCGCGGGAGAGACGAGCGCAGATGTCGTCCTCTATCTCTTGGGTCCACTTTGTTGGTCGGCCAATCTTCTTTGGCTTGAGCGCCTCGATCTGCTGCTGTTGGCGGTTCTCTGCTATAGCGGTCTCGATCTCTTGGATACCGATAGCGTTGATGTATGCCTTTGTTGCGGCCTCTTTAGCCTTCTGCGCGGCCTCTGGCGCTAACACAGGGGCTAGCACCTTCTTAGGCCTCTTCGCGGCTCCTGCGGCCTTTTGCGGCCTGTCCGCCCACTTAGTTGTCTTCGCGTCCGACATATTCCAGTCTCATTGCGTTGGAGTGTTGATTTTACAGGACATTTCGGATTGATGCTAGAACCAT